CATCATAATATGAAACACCAGCCGTTACACCCGGTACCCCACTATCAATTACATTACCAACAAAATCAGTTACAACTACACCAATACTATCATCAAATGCACCAGTTTCATAAAATACAAATAATTCGGGTAGTTCAGTTAATGGAGCAATAGATGCAGATGGTATTACCTTTAAACTAGCTGATAATGGATTTAGTGTTGTACCCCTTTGTTGAAATGATGATGTAACTATTATTTCTGTTGGGTCAAATGAGAATGCTTCTCTTGGTTTATATTTTATATTAAATTGGTCAGCTGTTGAAGTTACTAAACCCGGATTCAAACCATCTTTTAAATCCGTTAAAATTTGTGATGTTAGTATTGATTCAGAAAGCGGACCATCCATAAGATAAACCGTCAACTCATTATCAATAGCATCTCTATTAAAGATTGCATTATAATCAATTTCACCACTACCAGTCTCACCAACACTTACACCTTCTAAGAAATCAGGATTTGTAATTGCTTGTGAAAGTGATACATATGTTTGTGTACCATCTAATGAAGATGAAAGTACATGAAGTTTAGCATCTGAAAATCCTCTATCTAAACCAGCTCTTAAATCTATTCGATTTATACCATCAACTCTTACTGCTTGGATTTCTAAAGTTTTAGATTCTTTGTTTTTTATCTGAACACCTCTGAATGGTACTATCTCAAAACTAACCCCACCTTTACCATCTTCAACTCTACTAATTACAAAATCATCAGATACACCTTCAATAGCACCAGTATATCTAATGAATTGAACTGTAATATCATCTCTTGAACCTGTAAAATCTTCTACTCTTAAAAATGGTTGTCTACCAAAGTTTACATCCCAATCGGTTAAGTAACCAGGATATTGCCCACCAACATATTGTGATGATGATAGAAGATTACCTTTTAAATCATAAGCACCAGATGTATATGTTATTGAACCAGTTACTAAATCAGTTAAAACTTCTAAGTTAATAATGGTTGGTGGAAGTGCGTTAGCTGGATTTGATGCTGAATCGAATGAGAAGTATAAATTATCAGGTGTAATTTCTATATCCTTTTCAAATAAGTTTACGTTACCACCTACAAATGTTTTGGTATCTTCAACTCTAACAGGAATAAAATTATTATTGATATCGTAAAATTCAAATCGATAATCAAATGTTTCAGTTACTAAGAATTTTGGTACTTGTTGAACAAATGTAATTTCATCAGGTGAGAATGAAGTTTCTTGAGATGCTTTTAAACTAACATTGTTTACATACCAATCACTACCACTTACTTCAAAGTATAATCGTGCAGAATCAAAAGTATCTGCTATAATATTTTCATTGATATTTGTTTTTTGTAAAATACCATTTGATGAATTAATTGTTGTTATTGTTTGTGATGTTGGTGTACTACCATTAGAACCACTTAAAAATACTTTTAAATAATCACCAGAAGTATTTTCTCCCTTTCTTACATTAAAATCTAAAGTATATTCTACACCATTCTGAATTGAAAAACTTTCAGTAGTAAAGAAAAAGTTATCAGGGGATGAATTTAATTTTGCTGAGTTATATAATACATCTTGATTAAATGTTACATTAAAATCATTTGATGAGGTTACCCAATATTCATCTATTACTGGTTGTGTGAAGAATCCATAAGGTTCTTCTTTTTTAGCGAAGGTTGTTATATCTCTTAATACCTCATTTGATTCTAATTGTATCTCTTGTACAAATTCGAAATCAGTTAAGTTTGATTGAGACCTTCTAAATACTTTTACTCTTGCAGCATCACCTACAAAAGTTTTCATATCAGTAATACTAATCTTAGCAAATGAACCAGTTAGTGCAGTTGCTAAATCAGCTACATTTTCTATATATGGAAACTCTAATGAATAACTTTCATTTGTAAATGATTTTACTATATTGTTTTCCGCATATGGAGGAGAAACAATTATTTCATTTTCATTTACAATTTCTTCGATTTTTGGTGCATAATCAATATTATCAAATGTGATAATTTCTTCATCAATCGAACCCGTCCATTTATTTCCACTCTTAATCTTTAATCTATAATTTGTAGGTAATGTAAAATTAGATAAATCAGTTCCTGCGTTTGGAACCAATGGAATACCATCTACTACTCCAGTTTGTGTTACTACTGGTGGATTACCACTAAAGATTGGTTTTACTATTTCATCTATGGTAACCTCAGGTCTACGATAGAATCTAACTTTATCTTCGTTAGCTAATAGTTTATTGATTTGAAAGGTTCTTTCCCATTTAACATTATAGGCACCTTTCCATTGGTCTGGGATATCTCTTTTAACACCATTATCATCGTATTGTTTAAGTTCACCTAAAATGGTAATCTTACCTAATCCAATCGGAGTATCATTATAAATGTAAACAGCTATTAGTTTAGATATACCCTCATAGTATTCTGGAATACCATTACCTGGTTCAAAATAGATTGGGTTTCCAGCAACATCTAAAAGTTCAATCTTTATTTCAGTTGATTCTTTTAGGTATTCTGAACCTTCTATTAGAAATCCATTCTTACCACCAGTAAATGTATCCTTAAATTCTGTTATTCTGAAGTAATCCGAGTTTGGATTGTCATCTATTAAGAATGTCTGAAATGATGATAAGTTTTGTTCGGGTGAATATTTTTTTATTCTTGCCATTAAGAAATAGTTCCTTTAATTCCATTATAAATATTTCAAAAATATAATTTAGAATATTTATTCTAAAGAAAACTAAAGAGTTCTAAAGAAATGAATAAAAAATATGCAATGTTACAAATTGATGCCGAAGTTCATCAATTATTAAAATCCTTTTGTAAGGAAAAAGGATATAAGATGAATGGGTTGGTAGAAAGTTTAATAAAAGAAAAAGTAACACCTAAACAAACTCAACCACAAAACATTTTAAGGTCTAACTAACTGCCCTACCTTTCATTTGTTCCCAATCTCTATTCTGTCTAACTTTATCATTTGTTAATTGAGTTGCTTCTAATACATTAGTAGTTGTTCCAAATCGTTGTGCTAGATGAATCAATGCAGCTAAATCTTTTGGGAAACAATGTCCACCATATCCGAAATCACCATCGTGACCAGGTACCATCCAATGTGATTTTCCCAATCTCTCATCATAAGTTGCATATTCTACAACTTTATCGTAATCAATTCCAACCTTCTCACATAATTGATAAATCTCATTTGCAAAAGATACTTTAGTTGAAAGAAATGTATTTGTTAAATACTTTACCATTTCAGCATGTGTTGAATCAGTTTTAATTATATCTGCTTTTGGAAATACTTTTGAAAAGATTCTTTTTAAAGTTGTTGTTGCTGGTCTTGGTCCACCCAATATAATTCTTTTCTGATTATTATAATCTTCAACCGCATTTCTTTCAGTAAGAAACTCTGGATTAAATACAATTTGTATATTCTTAGGTGTTATCTTATTAAAAGATTCAACTGTTAATGGTGGTACAGTTGATTTAATTACAACTACTTTTGGTTGTTTTAAATTAACTACTTTTTCTAATACACTTGCCACAATTGAAATATCACATTCACCAGTTTCTCTCATTGGTGTTGGTAAACAAAGAAATAATATATTACAACTTAATACTTCTTCTTCAGTTGCGTTTGCTTTTGTTTCATCTAAATCATATGTTAATAATTCATAATATTGTTGAAACTTCTGGGCAACTGCATTACCAACAAATCCTTGTCCTATAATTCCTATTTTATTCATTACTAAAATTTAATGTTACTAAATCCGTTTACTTTTTTAATTTCCATAAGAGAATCTACTACATCTCTCATTGAATCAATATGTGATATAATCATTACAAAATCAAATTGTGTTTTAAGATATGCAAACAACATATACAATGATGTGAGGTTCTCATTATCCAATGTTCCAAATCCTTCATCGATTACTAAGAAGTTAGGACGAGGAAGATTACATACGTTGATTAGAGCGATTCTAATGGCTAATCCACTAATGAATCTCTCCATACCACTACACATCTCTAAACTCCATTGTTGGTCATCGTAAACGATGTTAGCGTTAACGTTCTTACCATCCATTTCTAATTGTAATCCAAACTCTACGATTTGACCTAAGATATTGTTTACTTCACCTTCTATCATCGGTAGTGCCTTTGAAATCAATTCGTAAGATACACCATCTTTACCTAATGAGTTTAGGTAGTATTCAAACAAACCATGTTGTTCTTCTAACTTTTCTACCTCTTCGATTCTATCTTCGATTGTTTTCTTTTGATTCTTTAGAGATGATACTGAACCATTTAGAACTAAAATATCTGCTTCACTATTCTTTAGGATTTGTTTTGATTTTCCTAAATCATGTCTTACATCAACAATCTCATCTCTAAGTTCTTTGTTCTTTTTAATTTGTTTTTCATTTTCTAAATAATCCTTAATAAGTTGTGTAACTTGAAGAAGTTCGTTATTTAGTTTGATTTCTTGAGTTTCGAATGTTGATAACTTGTTGATAAGTATGTTAATATCTCTACTTACTTTTGTTTCATCACCCTTAAACTTATTAAGTTCTTTTAATAAATCAGAATAACGTTTACGTGAATCAATAGCAAGAAGTAAAACATCTTTTTGTTTTAACATTCCCTTTCTATTAACTGAACATATACTTAAATCTGCAGTTACTCCCACTTTAGCATCAATAATTGATTCGGAGTTTTCCATGCAAATATCACAATCTTTATTATATCGATGTGATTCCAAATGCTTCATTCTCTCTAATAAAGAATCTTCTCTGATTTTTAACTTTTCTAATTCGTTATTTAAATCCTTTAAATCCGATGTGTATTGATTAAACAAATCATACCCTTCAGTAATCTCATCCTCATCAAAGGAATCGATTTTTTCTTCTAATTCAATTTGAGTTTCTTCTAACTTACCAATCTTAGATTGTGTTGTATCTCTTTGAGATAACAAGTCGGTCAAAGAAGTTTCCAAAGTCGATTTTTTAGTTTCTAACTCATCTAAAGAATAATTGTCGGATTTAACTTTTACAATCTTTTCGTTGAGAGAGATTAATTTCTGATTGTGCTTATCCACCTCTTCCTTAGCAGTTGTTAGATTTACTTCTTCTAATTTATATTCAGCTTCTGCTCTTTTTAAATCAATTTGAATATCAGCTAATTGTTGAGTAAAATCATCTCTCTTAAACTTTCTAATCAAAGAAGCGTTATCTCTATTCTCATCCGATGCATGTGAGTAAAGTTTATCGAAGATATCCACACCCATAAATTGAGCAAGGATTTCTTTTCTTTCACTTTGTGATTTATCAATGAATAGAGAGTTGTTACCTTGAAGTGAAAGTGTAGTTAATACAAAATCTTCATAGGTTCCTAAGTATTGTTGGATGATGGAGTTGGTATCCCTCCTCTGCTCTCCATTCAATGAATGGATACCACTCTCATCCTCTCTCCAAAAGGATACATCTACTTTTAGGTTTCTCCCTTTGTTAATTAGTTTAGCTCTCCTCTCAATAAAGTAATCTACATCTTCTATTTGGAAATGTAGTTTACAATAGAAGTTACTCTTTCTATTATTAAGAATGTTCTTTGCTATATAGGTTCTACTTGTCTTATCGAATATACAAAAGGATAGTGCATCGAATAAAGATGATTTACCTGAAGCATTAGGAGCGAATATACCTACTATACCATTAGTGTTTTCAAATCGTATCTTATTGTTCTCACCATACGAAAACATATTAGAAAATTCAAATTCTTTAGGAACCCATTGTATATTCGGTGTTACATCATCATCAACCAACTTTGTGTTGATTTGTCTATTGATTTGTTTAATCTTATCAATAGTATCATCATCTGCCAAATACTGTCTTTCCAAATAATCTTTAATTAGTTCATTTTGGAATTCAACATCTCTCACATTTCCAATAGCTAACTTATCATCGAAGTTACCAGTCTTTTGTTTAGATAAGGTATCCATTCGAGTAACAGTGAACTCCTGTACTTTATATTGTTTTTTAATTTTTGTTAATGCCTTTTTAATCTGAGATGGGTCAGTATTTGAAACTCTAACTCTTAATCTAGGTTTCTTTGGCATATTAGTAACTGTTGGAACTACACCATTGTTTACATCCAATGTATAGAACCCATAATCGTTTGGTAAATCAAACTCTTCGAATGTTCTACTTTCAACATCCCATAATAAATAACCATGTTTATCTAATGATTCTCCGTGGTTTTGTTGAATCATAGAACCAGCATATGCAATGGTTGGTGAACCTAATGTTTGCCTTTTGTGAATATCACCTAACATCACCATATCAAATCCTTCAAACATATCAGTTGTGAAAGAGTTCGATGATACAGTATATCCTATATCAGTTTGTGCTAAGTTTACAGGTCCGTGGAATAAACAAATAGTATTCTCACCATCTACCAATTCCGCCTTTGGCCAATTCTCTTTTTCATCGAGTATCGAATAAACCACAAAAGTAAGATTATGGAAGGGATACACACCAGTGTCTTTAAGATAATGGATTCTATCATTTTCTAAGTTTTCTACGATTGGAGTAAGTACATCCAATCTATAATTATTATTTAAGTTACAATCGTGATTACCAGTGATTAAGAATGTATGTTTTCTATTTGCACACTCAGTTAAGAACCAACTGATTTCTCTGATTAACTCAGGACTCATTTCAGTTTTTGCATGTGCAATATCACCAGCTAAATAAATAACGGAATTCTCAATGTTATCTTTATCTACGTTGTTTAAGAATTTTTGGAATACTTCTCTATATTCCTTATGTCTTTTTAGATTACGAATATGTAAATCCGCTAAATGGTAAATTTTTTCTACCTTCATATATTATTTAGTTTACTTAGGATTAAATCATCCCAACCAGTTTCTTTGGTTTCTTTTAATAATTCATTTACTTTATCAAATCCCATATCACCTGCATCCATCCCATCAGGTATAATGTTTTTTACTTTAATACCATTTTTGATAAAATAATTTGCATGCTTAGTAGAATCATCTACTGCATCGGAATCCAACAATATGTTGATTTCCTTTACACCCTTTTCTTTAATCTTAGCTTGTAAACTTCGGGGTATAAACTTTCCTAAAATAGGAATCACATTTCTCTTTACTGAGAATGAATCAAAAACACCTTCAACTAATGTAATAGGTTCTTTCCAATCGATTTGATTATCAAATACAATTACATTCCTACTAACAGGTGGATTCTTATACTTCATCTTTTCATCTTCATAAAAAGAACGAGCAATAAAATAATTTAATTCACCATCTTCATTATAAGATGGAATAATTATTCTACCACTATATAATCCTTCCTCACAATAACCAATGTTATATTTCAAAACCTCATCCATAGAAATACTTCTTTGTTTGAGATAATGAATTGCTTGATTATAGCTTGGATTAATTGACTTTGGTTTTTTAGAAAGTGTTTTGAATTCTTTTGGAAGTCTAAGAACTATCTTTTCAACTTCTACTTCGTTTCGTTTTGGTTTATACTCACCATATATAGAATGAATTCTTGCTAATTCACTCTTATCAACATTTAGTTTATAAAGTAAGGATTGAATACTCCTACCTTTAGAATCACATACCCAACAATGCCAATATTGTGAATCTAAATTTATTTGTAGTTTCTTCTTATGGTGATGACAAAAAGGACAATGATGTGCTTGTTCATTTCCCTTCATTGATGTACCAACACCTAATGCAGAATCCAATACGTTTATAACAACTAACTTATTTCTTGCGGAGAGCATAAATTAAATTTTAAACAAATATACGAAAAATATTTGATATATCCAAATTATCTACCCAATAGTAGAATCGGAAACATCATAAAGAAAGTTACCTAACTTTTTTACTGCATCTATAAATTCGGTATCAACCTTTTTATTTTCCATACCCTTTACAAGGTCTTGAATTGATTTGATTGCTATTTTTATAGCATCATCTTTTGCGTTTAAGGAGTTTCTATTTACTCCATATTTACTTGCTATTTGGTCTAAAGTCATAATATTATTTTTTGTGTATATACAATTAGGTACTAATATACAAATAATAATTTAATTATCCAAATCTTTTTTATAAAATTTTCCTAATATATTACCATTTAGACAGTTATCATCCGAAAGTACATCATATTTAAATTGATAATGTACTTCATAATAAGATAATGATTTTTTTGAATAGCAGAATTGTAATACACTTCTTTTAAACTCCTCTTCTTTACCTTCTGAGATTTGTTCTTTAATCCAATCGTTTGATGAGTAGTATTTCTGCCAGTCAGAAGATTTTCTAACTTTTTTCTTTTTAGGGAGTGAACCTCTTATACCAGCTAACTTTCGCTCTTCTCTGATACGTTGTAGTTCTCTTTTTCCGATTTTTACATTACGAACACTTTGTAAGGATTTCTTACCAATGTAGTATTTACCAGAAGGAATATGTTCTATTTTGTAAACAAATCCTACGGCATTTTCAGGTATAACATCTTCGGTAACATCGTTACCATTCCATAACCAATTTAGCATTAAATTTTATTTAAATGTATCAGAGTAAGGTTTACTTCTTAGTTGACCACCTCTAGCTTGCTTTATCTTAGCTTCGTTTTTAGATAAATCTAAACCACCATCAGCTTCAATTTTAGTTTTATCACCACCTTTAAGGTTTGCTTTTGATTGAGCAGGTGCGTTATTTTTTAATCTTTCTTCTAAAGTCATAATTGTGTTCCTTTATATATTATAAATATAACCCTATGTATCAAAACGAACTATGAAGTTCACTGGATAATCGGGTAATGATTTAATTGGTTGAGGTAACTTTGCTACACCTACCATATTATTATCATTATCGTATAAACCTATTGTTGTAATAAATGGTGCTAAATAAGAACCTGTTTGGTCAATTGAACCACTTGTTTGGTAATCATCAAAACTTCCACCACTTACACCATCAATTGATGATATAATTGGATGTGATTTATCTTTTATATATTTTGAACCCGGTTGATAAATTGATTGAGAAACATATTGTTGGTCTATTAATCTACTACCTGGCTTTGTAATACTTATTCTTCTTTTTGTACCACCAACTTCATATACTGCTGTTGGATTTTGTGATACATTAAATTCGTTTTCATTTACCGATAAGAATATTTCATTTTCGTAAATAGTCATTGTAGAACGATATGAAATATCAAATGAAGATAAAGTTGAACCATCGGTAATACCATCAGTTAAAACTATTAATCCTCTATCGTAAAAAATATTTCCCTTTACATTAGATGCTGAATCAATTAAGTTAGAGTTGGTATCATCAGTTAATGTTATAGAACCATATTCAACTTGTAATGAACCTATCTTAACTCCCTCACCATAATATTGTTGTGGAATAGATAGTACTCCAATTGTATCACCAATAACTCTCTCATCAGTTGATGCATATGATTCTCTCTTTCCAACTTCAGTTAAAATAGATGATGTAGCTGGATTTAGATAGAATTGAGCTTTTACAGAATCGTATAAAGTTCTTTTAGATATTCCATTTGAATTTTTTACATCAGTATTCGCATCATACAAGTCCGTTTGATTCGTACCATATAATGGTGTAATATCATCCTCATCCAAAGTCCATTCTTTATAAACTTTGAAAGGTCTTACTACAATATCCGATTTTGGAATTTCTTTTAGCATACAGAAATACTTTTATATAAATATTAAGAAACAAAAAACCCCACATTTAGTGGGGTTCTTATAAATATAATTCTATTTGATTAGAATGAAAGTTTAACTTTAATTAGAACTTCCTTATCAAATGATTTTTCAATAGGTTGTGAAGTTTTTGCTACTGCAATCAATTCATTTGCATCATTCAATAAACCAACCGTTGTAATATAAGCTTTAGGGTCAGTTTCAAAAGATGTTTCTGCAAACGTTCCGTTAGCATTTACATACGTTGGATTGTTTGAGTAGTTAAATTCTCTATTCGTTGCTCTTACGAAGAAGTGTTGTGTAGATACATTCTCAGTTCTTCTAGCTTGGAAATCACCACCTACATTAATTGCGTTAACTAAGATTTTATGATTTTCTTGCTCAGCTGCAACTGATAGTGAACCAGCAAGTGAAACGTTTGCTCCGTTTACACCTACATTACCAACTGTATCTTCTAATGCTGCTGGAGAAAGAACTATAATTCCTCTATCAGGATAGAATAATCCAAATCCTACATCACCAGATGAAGTTGTACTATTAATAGTTGCTGCGTTTTCAGTACCTAAGTTAAGTGAACCACTTACTACTTTAAATACTCTACCAGCTTTTCCTAAAGTATCTCCAAATTTCTTACCACTATCATCAATGAAAGTATGTGTACCTCCAGTACCAGTAAGAGTTAATGACCAGTTACCCGGATCCATTTTTTCTCTATATCTACTTCTATTAATGTTAATAGCGTAAATATCATTTGAATCAGTTGCTACACCAGCTCCATTTTCAAAAGAGAACTTATTATCAGTTGGGTCTAAAAGAACCGATTTGTACTGAGCGTAAGTTGCTTTTGAAGCAAGTAGTGCATCATCTGAATTTGCTAATGATACTGAACCACTTCCATTAACGTGTCCATACGCTACACCGAATTGTACTTCTGCTGAAGTATCAGTTGCTGGGTCAGCGTTATACACATTATAATAATAATCACCACTAGCAGCTGCTACTTGAGTTGATGAAGTGAATGCCGCAGTTAAAGAACCAGTATCACCAGTCCATAAACCAGTTGTTACTACTTCTACTTTTGCATTTACTTTATCAAATTCACCAAATCTTTTATAGATACCAGATGATACTCCGGTTGTTGATGAAATTTGTTGTCCTGCAGGAAGTGCTGAGTTTAAAAGGGCTACAACATCACTACTGTCGATTGTTCCCCCTGCTGCTAAATCTTGCAGTTGGGAGGTTATATTTGGGTCGTTTATAATTGCCATATCTAATATCCTTTATTAATTGTTACTTCTATAAGTTACAGTTACAGGAATGGTTTGTGAACCACCCGTTTCATTTCCATATACAGTTATAGTAGTAGAAACATTAGATGTTAACGCTGGGTTAGGAGTAAATGAGAATCCTAAACCACTAACAACTTGTGCCGTAGTTGTAATTTCTTCTCCTAAGAAAACAGGAACCGAACCGGCTGCTGTTGCTCCTTGCGTTACTGCTAATGTACCAGCTCTCTGGTCTGCTAATACAACAGTGTATCCAGCATTTGTATTTCCCTGCGGTGAAGTTGTAGGTGAAAGAGCAACTTGCCCCTCATCTTGATAAACTCCTACTGAAGAAATACCTAATGCTACAACTGGAATCTGAGTTGTACCTTTTGGTAATGTAACTAACTTGTATCTTAATACTTGTGTTTCGTCTGGACTAGCTTCCATAATTGGAATCGCCTTAATTGCTGAGTCATAATACGCTGAACCCTTTGGGTGCGCTGGCTCATACAATGTGTAATCAATCTCATCATCACCCAATGCGAACTTGGAAATGTTGAGGGATTGACCCGATGCCAACTTCTGTCTACCTTTTTTGGTTAGAATAGCATCGACTGTAATTGATGTATTGTCTAAATATCCCATAATTTTTTTTAATTTGCCCTTTTGTTTATTATGTACTAATAAATATAACTATTTTAAAATTTAATTAATCTACCTCAAGAATTGGTTCTCCACTTCCTCTACCAGTATCCGCAACTCTTAAAATGTTTGGATTCGTAGTAAATGTTTCAACTGGTGATAACCCATCTGGGGTTGTATCAGCTGATTGTTTTGAACCTTCAAAGAATGAATTTCTTAATCCTTGTGATAAGTTATTTTTGTATCTATAATGAGTTGGAAAGTATCCATTTAATGGAATAACTTCAGTTATCTCATTCCCAACCGATGGTGGTGTTGAACCAATAGGAAGTATTGTAACTTTACTTCTTGTTTTAGTTACATCTTGCAATTCATATTCAACTTGTTCGTTATTTGAAGTTGCAGGATATCCTTTGGTTTGAACACTAATTCTTTCTATGTACTCTTCTTTAGTTTTAAATATTAACTTTCTTGAAGAAGTTACATTTCCTTTAATATCAATCGTATCCAATGAACCAGTTCCAGCTATTGGTGCGTATAACCCAAATCCAGCATTTGCTAATGAATTCGGGTCCATACCAACTTGTTGGAATGAATCACCCTCAACCAATGCCTCTGCTTTAGAACCATCAGGTACAATTATTTCACTAAGATAAGTTGGATAGTTACCAACTAAGTTTGTATCCTCATCTACATCTATTGATGAATCATATTGTGGATTGGTAGATATTAATACTACTTCATCCTCTTCATTAATAATTGCATCGTAATTATCATATTGATGTGAAAGGTTTACATCTGATTCAGCATCTAAGGTTGTATTGAATTGATTGTTATCTCCACTTATTTCGATATCTCCTTCGGCATCAACCAACATATCGTAATCACCTCTTACCGATGTTGCTTTTTTCCATTTAGTTTTACTTCTTTCTAAATAATGTGGTTCAATTAATAAACCTTTAGAAACCTTTGCTCTAGCAGGAACTAAATCTTCCAATACATCGAATAAAGATTTATCAATGTATCTGATTAATCTGATATATTCGTAGATATCTCTATTTAGTCTTTGGAAGTAATAATCTCTTACTTGCTTTAATTCAGTATATTCATCTTTGTATTCATCAGCAGGTGCTCCAATGTAATTATCTATATTGAAGTTACCAAATGATTTGATGATATCCATATTCAACTCTTTCATTGGAGAGAAGAACAATCCTAATCGAGATGAATCAATTGGTGCTCTATCTAATGATTTTTTAGTTGCTCTAACTTTATGTGATAAATCACTAACTAATGTTTGAGATTCAAATCTAATTTTATCTGCTGAATTAAATCCTAAAGAAGGAACTTGTGCAGTTACACTTCTTTCATATACTTCGTGATTATACGGATATGTAGTTTCATTTGAGAAGTTATTTAATGATGCCGTTGGTAATGAATATTCATTACTAATAGCAACATTTAAAATAGATGATGATTCAAACCTATTTTGAGGATATTCAAAATCAAATCTAACCAACATATCTTCAGAAGATGCAGTATAGTTATTACCTGCAATTGAATCAGGTTGTTTAGCGTGTGTTTTGATAATATTATTATCTAATGAATCTTTCCAAATTCTGAACTCATCTAAAGTTATTTTGGATTCACTAGCTACCAATAAATCATCAGAAGTATCCCATAATAAATCTTCTTCAATTGTTAGAGATGTTCCCAAATCAATCAATAATCTATCGTTTACTGATTCTTTTAGGTATAAGTTAATAGATGATGTAGAATTGTTAGTATCCTTCGTTACAGCTATTGTTTTGTATTTGTTATCAAATAAACTTCTCTCAGCTGTTTCTAATGAATAAACATCACTACTAGCTGATACTGAGAATTTAATTTTACCAAATGAACCAGTAGTTTGTACTGCTTCTAATTCAAAATATTTTATTCCAGATGATATACCATGAACCAAATTTGTGTTTTCTGATTCATCTAATCTAACATTCATTTCTATTGTTTCAATAGAATCACCACCACCATTTAAGGTAGATTCTTTCCAAGGAAGTGTAATATTTTGTGAACCAGCAAATACCAATGCAGATGTTCTATCCTCAAAAGTAAATGGTTGAGTACCACCATCAGTTGGGTCAGTTGGTCCTCCAAACTCCATAATTGTAAGGAGTGATTGTGGAACACCATAACAAGCCATTACTGCTTTTAAAGAACGAGAAGTACCTTTGTGTTTTAATAAGTAAGGTAGGTTGTTTATAACCCTTCTCCAAATTTCTTCATTTGCTGATTTAAGTGATTGTTGGTATTTTTGTGTACCATCTTTATATTGTCCTAATGCATATTCCCATAAGTGTTGAGAATCATATGCTTTCTTACCTTCCCAACCTAACGATTCTAATAATGAATAAACTAAATCATTTGAGAATCCTAAATCAGATTTATGTTCTGGTTTTCTTAAATTGTTTAATCCATTGATATAAACCCATATAACATCAAAGTGATGTCCTAACATATCCATAAACAATAAGAAATCTTCGTTTTGATAATCTTCCTTAATAAACTCTGGAAGATTGTTATTTAGATAATCTACATTGTTTTTATCGAATAAAGAAGCATCGGTTACTGCTGAATTATACCAAGCTAATGATAGTGAATCAGTTGAACGTCTAATACTTCCACCTGTTTTTGGATAAGCAATATCAGATGTTGATGTATATAAGTAATATTCAAATCCATCAAATGTACCAATTAAGTTATTAATGTTATCTAATTGCTTTTGTGATTGAATTGCAGTTACAGCCGTTAAAGTTGTACCATCTAATTGTAAATTATCATCATTTTCAGCAATAATAACGTACCCATCTTGCCCAACACCTTCTGCTAACACATAACCTAATTCTATTTCAGTATTTGTTAACTCAGTATATTTGTCTTGATATGATTCTAATAATTCTACTTTATACCAAAAGTTTTTAATCCTTTCTTCAGCGGAACCAAAGTGTACAAAGTTATCGAAATCAAAATTAGAACCAGTTGCATATTGTATGTTTAACTTTTCAGTATCTATACCAACCTTAGTTACATACTTTCTGATTAAATCAGTATTAGTAGTAGAACCACTAGCTAATAAATCATCATACATTTGATAACCTATTCCACTATCAACTTCTAATGTAAAGTTAGGTCCTTGTAGTGGTGGGCAATAATCTGCACCATCACCTACTAAGTTTATAGTATCGATAATTGGCTTAGATTGAATCTTTGTAATCCAAACCTTTTGATTTGTTGTTACAGCTGCTGGTAATGGTTCATATAGTTTTAAAATTAAACTATCTTCACTACCTAACCAAGTTGTAATTACTTTGTTATCACCATCACCCAAATGTAATAAGTGGGTTAAATAATTTGATTCATCGAATTCACAATTTGAAAACTGAGATATGAACCCTTCTGCAAATCTATTAATTGCTAATTGTCTTGGTATATTTAAATCACCTTTATCAAATAAGATTGGTACTTCTTCAGTTAATCCCTCAACGACTTCTTTACCTTCTTCATTTATCGGAATTAATTTTAGTGGTATTTTTACTTTATCACCATCTTCAAATACTTCAACATTATATCTTTCAATTAAATCTTTTACGTTGAATGATTGTGTTCCCTTTACTGCTAATTGTACAAAATCAGTAGAATTACCTACAAATAATTTTACATAGTTTGCATGTATTGAATCCCATTTAATTATGAAATCAACATCATACCCCACAAAATCAGCACCTCTAACTACTTTGGGATATTCTATACTTCTAATATCAGGAGTTGTTACTGATACCTCATCAACAACATTAATTACTAAATCAATACCTCTATCCAAAATATCCACAGTTTCCGTATCTTGAGTTCCTTCATCTAATTTAGTTACAATATCTTTTTGTAATTCAACCTCATTTAAATTTTTAGGTCTATCTGATAAAGATACTTGGGGTAAATTAGATTTTAATCCTAATTCGTTTACTGATAATTTGGGGTTAGTTTGATTATTTATTGGGTTGGTAATATCCAATCCAAATGTTCCCATAATTCTACCAGCCCTACGAGCTTTTCTTCTTTCTCTAAGTTTACGGAAAATTCCACCTTTCTTTTGAGGTACATTTGTAGGAGGATTCTTTCTTCTTCTTCTCCCAAACGGACCTCTTCTGACTAGCGGATTGCTAGAAGTATTGCTAGAATTTTTACGGGAACCTTTCCCATATCTATTCTTTCTCCTTCTTCCAAATATACCTCTTCTTCTTCTAGCCATATCTTAAAAGTAATTTAAATTTGTATTAGGTCTACGAGGTTGTTCACCACCATTTCCCGAACCAAATCCTCTATCAATTCCAAATTGTTCTTCAGAAATAAATTGTTCTTGTCCTCCACCAGAACCACCACCTCCACCACCTCTTGGTGGATTGTATGGATTATTTATAGGTTTTGGGTCAGATGGTGTTTCCTTTTCAATACCTACAAATTTTGGTGTAACTACTTTTGGTGTTATTGTAATAGGTTCCTCTTCTTCTCTAACTTGATTTTCATAATCATCAAATGAGAATGGGAATAGTTTTATATTATATTGTCCTATTTTATTAAATACTCTATGTGGTATTGTTATACCAATAATATCCGAATCATCCAATTCATCAAACTCTAAGATATCATCACCAACGATGATTGTTATAGCTTGTACATCTTCATTCTTTTGTATAAGTAATGGAACACCAGATTTTTCATTTATGTTATACTTTCTTGGGTCAGTTTTTACTAAAGATATTTGTGGGTCTAATTCATCATCAGGTACAGGAACTTTCTCTAAAGAAATAGATATTTCGTAATCAGAATTTAAAGTTATAGTTGTTTCTAATGTTTCACCCGAATTTGCCTCTAATACTTTTGGCTGATTACTATCATTAGTTATTACCATACCACTAATTCTATATAGAGTAGTATCAGCTGACCTTATTAAATATTTTGTACCTTTTACATCTTCATACTCAGATTCTCCCGTTGTTGGAAAAAATTCTGCTGAAGATTTTGAGTTTTTAACAACACTAACAGGTGCTCCTTCAACATCACCTATTAAGAATTTGATTTTATTTTTTTCAGTTCCTACACCAACTTCACCTATTGTTAGGTTAAATGATAAAGTACTTGATGTTGTATTTTTAATAGATACTGGAAGTTGTTCTTCACCATTTACAAATTTTCTAAGTACAATATCTTTAGTAGATATTCCCAATGGTGTATCACTAACTTTTATGTTTTTTATAAGTGGTAAATCATCATCTACCATTGTAACTATATAATACTCATCACACTTATATCCCGTCTTAGCTATTTTTATAAGTTTATCTTCAGTTGCTAATGATTCTCTTGATATCCTAACACTTTTATTTGTAGGAACAGGAACATTATTTACCGAAGTTGTAAATCCACTTTCGTTTGATGTTATTGTAAAAACAAAAGTATTAGTTGTAGTTGGGGTTGCTACACTTCCACCAGAGGATGAACCACCACCACCTCCGCCGCCTCCAGCATCAATGAAAACATCTTCACCACCAGGAATACCACCACCACCAAAATTTTCATTTTGATTTTGGTTATCATATCCCTCTTGCTCGTCAAATCCTTTTACTTTTACTGGCATTGTTATAGTGTTCTTGGTTTTTGTTTAGTATAATCTTCTAATGGTAATCTTGAAATATCTTTATTTCTAAATATATTTATAAATCTATCTTTCTTTACACTCTTAATTGGGTTTGGTAATTTGAAATCAGGAATAGGAAGTTCTATTGGAACTTCTTTTTTAATTGCTATATCTAATTTCTTTTTCTCTTCTTCAACTTTTGGTTTTTCTTTTGTTACAGTTACTTGAGGAACCTTAGCGTTAATTATAACATCCGATTCTCTACTTTGAATTACTGTACTTACTTTATCTATACTAGCATCAAACTCTCTATCAATTACAGTTTCGGTTTGAATAGCTCTCTTAGGTAGATACAATTCAACCAACTCTACAATGATTCTCTGAGATACTTTGTAAACATCTTCTTTTGAGAATTGTAATGATGGCTTAGTCTTTTTTGGTTTACCATAGTTTACATTTGTAATCGATGATTCTCTATTTGAAAATTCATTATAAACTGCTTTTCTAAAATCGTTATATATTTTAGTTACCAATGTTTCAAATCCACCTATACCAAATTCCGATACAAAATTGTTGTACCATTTTTCAGTATATGTTTTTTTGATAAAGAAACTAACCTCTTCAGGTTTTACCATTTCTACAAAATTAGCAACATATGGAATAACATCATCTCTAAAGTTACCACCCTTTTGTAATACGTTATATCTAGCTAATAAATCAGTTTTTTTAGATACTTCATTTTTAATTGGTAATAATCTTACTTCAGTTCTTGATGGTGATATTTCTTGAATCCATAATTTCTCATTTGGATTATCATACCCAACTCTTTTGTTAAGAAGTGTAATTTCAGTTTTAAAAATACCATTGTTATACCCAGCTTCTCTAATCAATCTTTCCGCATCAATAAAATATTCATTTGGAAATTGAAACGCTTGAAGTTTAGTACCATCTGCTATTAAAAAATAATCTTTTATATTTTGTGAATTTAATGGTACATATCTAACTAACTTACCATCATCACCTTGAGGTAATTGATTATCATTGGCATCATAAACAATAAACTCAATCATATCTGAATCGGAAAATCCAAAGAATGATTGTAGGGTTCCTTCTTCGAAAATCTCTCTATCTTTAGTAGAAATTCGATACCCTTTATTATCTATTATTTCTTTAAATGTTTTAATTGCCATTATTAACCTCTATTTTTTCTTAAATTAGTTGTAAGTTTTACTTCATCAGTCGAACCATCAGCAAATGTAACTTTAACAATCAATGCCAATCCTTTATAGTTTGTAGCTTTTCCTCTCCAACCAATTGTTCTTCTTCTTGGTTTTAATCCTTTTTTCTTAGATGTACCAATTACTTTATTATCAAATTCAGTTTCATATGTTGCTGAACTTTCCGTATCTATTGATGTTGGTCCTGATTTAACTTTAAACCATTTTGGTTCTCCATCAAATTCAAATGCAACATTAGTTATTTTGTTATCAGTAGTAATATTACTTACTTCTAATGTAACAGTCATATCACGACTACCAGCATCTTTAGCACTACACTTAGCATATAAATCTTCAGTTTGTTGAGATGCATCCCCATTACCATTATTTACCTTAACAGTAAATCCATTGTTAGCACCACTCTTAGCACCTTCACCAGTTTTAGCAGATAATCCAAATAATTGTTCTCTTAATGATTCATTCTCTTGCAACAATGCTTCAACTCTAGCAGTTAATGATACTCTTTGAATTGCTTCATTAATTGAGTTCTGAATTGCGTTTTGTAAATCAATTGTTGTTTCACCGATTTGTACATTTGCTATATCAGATTGTTCTCTAGCTATATCAGCTTTTAACTTTTCATTATCAACTTCAATTCTTAGTACTTCTACTATACTTTCCAATTCAGCTATGATACTATTTAAATCATTGATTGTAAGATTAGCTTGTTCTAATTGTTTTGTTAAATCATCAATTCTAGCTAATGCCTCATTATATGTTGAACGAAGAACTGTATCAGGTAAATCAGGTGCTAAATTTGGTAAGAGTTCAAATATATCAGTATCAATTGATTTCTTTAACTCCTTTGTGTTATATTTAGGTCTTATTAATTTACCACTAATAATACCATCAGATAAATCGGATTCTTGAAAAAGACGTATCCCGTTTTGGTTAGGTGCTTGTATAGCATCTGAACCACTAACAAAGATTTTTGCAACTTGTGCTTCGTTTTTTAATCCGCTGTTTTTCATTCGTTTTATGAAATTAAACTAAATGTGTAATCATTATCAAAGAAATAATCAACTCCACCAATAGTAATTTTAAATTCTATATTGTACACTCTATCAACTTCCCAATTGGATAAATTCAAATTGAAATAGTTACCATCAGAATCACAACTTAATTTTGTATAATTACTAAATGGAACAACCACTTCACCAGAATGATAATCACATATTTGGTAATATGATGTTGTTGGTAAGAATTTACTTATACCATATTGTGCCGTAGATGAAAATGTTTTTGTTGGATATAAATCTCTACCAACTACTCTCAACTTAGGGGTTGTATTTACTTTGTATTCTTTTTTGAAATTCCTAATTCCAACTTTTATTTCTTCTGATGTTAATTCAGTTAATGAACCTGTTGAAAATGTTACATCATCCCAACCTATTCTAACTTTTGGCTGATGTATTGTATTTGTTTCTTTACTAAAGAATTTTAAAATACCATAATCATTTGAATCTTCTTCAATGGAGTTTTTGTGTTTAACTATCAATCCTTCGTTTTGGATTGAACCACTTAACCAACTTTGAAAAATTGTAGTAATATCTGCTTTGATATCTTCTGTTTTATAAACAAAGTTTTGGGAACCACTAAGGTTAGAATACCAAACTCCACCCTTACCAGCAAATGAACCAGTTGAATTTGTAGCAAATACTGGAATTCCACCTACAATGTTGTTTACCCATCTAAGTGATGAATCACCTTCTCTATAATTCCAAGTTACACCAGCGGTTTCTATTTCATCAAATCGAGTACCTTTACCCATTTCCCAACTTTGAGATATTGGATGAATATCAATATTGAACTCTAAAGGTATTTCTTCAGATTCAGTTTCTTTCATTATAAGTTTTGCTTCTTCAAAACCTACACTACCAGCTGATAGTGATGATGAGAAGTTCGTTACATCGAATTTAAGAAGTGCTCTGGATACATCTTTGATATTACCATAGTAAACCTTACTAACCTCTAATACCTCATCTAAACCAGCGTTTTGGTCGGGTTGTTGTAAGTACACCGATGCATCTTTTGATGCTGTTAAAAAATAGTATGCCATTATCTTGCCCTCCCTTTTATATCCGAATCTGGAAATTTAATTTCGAAAACCGATGGGTCTAAAGATGGATATAAAATCTTATCTTTAATCGCCGCTTCTATATTGTATGAGTTGTTTGCATATTGCCCACCACACTTATTTATAATTTTTAATTTTGGTACTGAACTAACTCCATCAACATTTGCTATAATTAATTCCAATTCAGAAATATTAATAGTATTATTAAATGTAAAGTTATCAACATTAAAATATTCTTTTAATTCAGATATACAATCGGATAATACTTCACTCTTATTGTAATTTTTTAGAGTAATTATTTCAAACTCAAGTCCGATATTAATAATAAACCCATCATTGATGTTTATACCATCAGTTAGAATTTTGTATTCTGAAAGATATGTTTTTAAATTTTCTTTTATTGCTCTATTAAGGAGTGATAATTTTTTATCAGAATCATATCCTAATAAATAAAGATTAATAGCAAACGGATTATTCTTTTCATTCTCATTAGAAGTTTTTCCTAATAAGAATTTTTGAAGTTCATCTTTAATTGCTTTTCTATCTGGTTCCTCCTCTTCGGGTTTGTTTACAAATGATTCTACCAAATCAGTAAACTCATTAAGAACGTTAGGTGAAGCTAAAATAGAAGATGGTGAATTGTTATCCAATGTACCATCTGCCGTAGCGTATGCTTTTGCAATCGAACCAAACTTAGTTGGCATCGATAATGCTCTTACTTGATAATCCTTAGCAGTTACTGCTCTATTTTGTGAACCAAAGTTAGCCAAAGCATTTTGTCTAATCTCTTCCATCGTATCACCACCCTTACCACCAGTTGCAGGAACTTCATTATCTACTGCTATTGAAGATTTAGCTGCATTGTATAAACCTAATTGAGTTGATGTAAATTTTGTTAAATCTTCTTCATATTCAGCTCCATTGATTTGAGTAATCGTACCTTTTTTTACATTTGATTCTACACCACCACCAACTAAATACTTTACAGTCATAGTTGTATTAGATGGAGATGTTCCATATGTTTTAGTTTTCAAAAAGTTTGTTGGGTCAAATGATTCTTCTAATTTAGAAATAGAATTAGGTAATCCTAATCCAACATTTTTAAATGAAGGAATAATTGTTTCTTCACTAACTGTTGGGTCTCCTGCTCCAAACTGAATAGTTGTTGTACTATTTGGATTTACTTGTTTAACAAATCTACGAGATGTTTTAAGTGTATTTAAAATATATGGAGTTGTTGATTTAAATTGAAATAAATCAGGATCATTATTTTCAGTATTTGGATAATCAACAAATACTAACTCTTGAGCTAAGTAGGGTACTTCATAGAATTTATTTCCGTTTGAATCCCTTACATCATAGATATCAATAACATTCGTATCTCCTAAATCTATACTTTGAAATTCTTCATATGCCCCAAATGTTACTTCTTCAGTCTTTACCTCTGCTGAAATAGCTTGTACTAATTTTTTTATTAAATAAAATGTTACTTCACCACTTACACCATCTCTTTGATATATAGAAATTTCTCTATCCAATTCATCATTAAAATCTACTACATCTTGTGTAACAAATTGTACACCATTAGAGGATTCAACTCTCATTCCCTCTTTTATTCTTAAAAGATATGTTTCATCATAAGTATTATCTGCACCACTTCCTATTGAAGGAACTAATTGATAAACTGAAAGAGTTGTTACCGCAGGTGAGGTTACCTTCGGTTTATACCCTAAATATTGTGAAAGTGCTATCACATTCTCAATATCATCAGCATGAGTCATTAATGATTCCTTTAAGGTATCATCTACATAATATGAAAGTGAATCACCTACATACGATGCCATTTCTATGAACATCATACCCGGTGATGATTCATTAAAATCTGAATATGTTTGTGGGAAATAAGTTTTAGCAAACTCAATTAGATTTCCTCTAAATTGAGAAAAATCTTTATTAAGGTACTTTATATCTTTACCCTTATTTTTAAAGTTCTTTGATGTTTTTGTTATTGCCATATCTTATTATCCCTGTACTGTAAATGTTAGAGTTTCTAAATTAATATCCTCTCCTATTCTGAATTTAATTGAAACATTTAATTTATTGTTATCTCTCAATTCATCAGTTGATTCAATATCAATCTCGTCTGCCGTAACATAAGGTAACCATTGTTCTAAACTTTCGTTTATAGTATCTTCTATTCTACCTTCTAAATCATCTACGTTTTGTTCAAACAATAATGATTGTAACCCACTACCAAATTCGGGTTGTATAATACGTTCCCCCTTTTTAGTAAGTAGAAGATTTTTAATATTTGATTTAACTTGGTCTTTGGTTAGAAATGCTTGCTCGAATGTATTCTCACCAAATGTTAATGGTAAGGTAACACCAATTGCATAATTTGCAAACTCTTTGGTATCCTTTACAATCTTTCTTCCTAACTCAACTGCCATAATTTATATTACATTCCCGGTCTCCAAGGACCTTTCTTCTTTTCTACTGCTTGTAATAATTGTCTATAATCTTTATTTAACAATTTATCCATTCCAGCATTTCCAGTTTGAACTGGTTGATTGTAACCCATATTTTGTTGGATACTTTGTGCACCCAATGTATGTGTATCACTAGTGTTAAAGTTCATAGTTCTATAATCTTCACCACCAGTTGCTTGTCTTTGTTGTGAGTTAAAAGGTTGTGTTTGTGCCAATACCTCATTTATTGCTGGATTCTTACTAAATGTTTTTTGTGGTTGAACTGGTTCCTCCACTACATTTTTATCCATAAATGTTGGTTCTTTTGGTGTAACAGCTTCTTTAAGTTTTTTGTTTTCTTTCAATAACTTAGCCATTTCTTTCTTAACACCCTCTTTAACGAGTTTAGGAAGAATCACTTTGATTTCCTCCTTAACTATAATTTGTATTGCTTTTACTAATTTGTCAGTGTCCATTGTATAAAATGTTTTCCTTTCTATATAAATATTTGTTTTATTGTTTTTTGATTTTTATTCACACTTTGTTCCACCCATTTCTAATTGTGATATGAAATCAGGTAAAATATTTTCTAATTCATCATCCAATACATCCTCTGGTATTGTTGTATCAATAACGTTTTGTAATGATGTATCACCACTTAATATATCAGTTTGTTCTAATTCCTCTTCTTCATATTCTTGAGTAGGTCCTAACTGAGATATAGGTTCATCATCTGGTTGTTGAATTATAGCTGGTTCACTACCATCTGCAGATGGGAAGTTTATATTTGGAATAGGAATAGCTGGTGGAATTAGATATGCTGTCCAAGCTATTACCGCTGGTGCTGGTATTGGTGATGGCGCCGATGGATATAACGATGTTGTTTGTATAAATCCACCTATTGAAAATAAATGTACAATAGCTGCAAGTACAAACATATTAACCATTATTTCCTGCCGTTGAGCTGGTCTAATTGGTGGATACATCGGCCAAGTACCAACATTACTAACTATATTTGAATTAACTGCTATATTTTGAATTGTACCTGGCGCTGGAATAAGTGGAATTGGGAATGGATTCATTTGAGCACCAGCCCAATATGCTTTTACACCATTTCCAAATTCATTTACCAAAGAAAAGTTTTGACCAGGCGGAGTTGCTAATCCTTTTAATAATGCTACTCTAAAAAGAGTTTCCATTATTTGTTTATTACCTCTATTGATTGATTCTTGATTTAGTAAATCTCTACCACGCTTTGCAGCCGCATCATATTCATCAGCCCAAATCTTTGCAACTTTATTTACATCTAAAGTGTTATAGTTTGGATTTGTTTTTCTTAGTATGTTTCTTTTGAATAATCCCCAAGACATTTTATGTAAGTTTATTAGTAACGTTACCAACTGCATTAGTAGCTCCGCTTACTACTCCACCAACTGCATTAGTAGCTCCACTAACCACCCCACCAACTGTATCGGTTACACCACTTACTACACCACCAACTGCACCAGCTACGTCTGGTACTTCTGGTATTGGAGGTAATGATACCGATGGTATTTCTGGAATAGGTGGAATTTTTGGTAATCCTTTCTTTCTTTTTGGATTTTCTTCTAATTTCTTTTTTCTAAATTTTGGAAGAGGTGGTAATTTAGGTAATCTGATTTTAGGTAGCTTTGGTGGTTCAGGTATCTCTACTTTAGGTATCTCAGGTAGTTCGGGCAATTCAGTAGGTATTGAATTTGCTATATCTCCAACTTGCCCAGTTATATTAGATACGTTACCAACCGCACTACCAACGGCACCAGCTACTCCACTTACGGCACCAGTAGCTGTATCAGTAATACCACCAGCGGTATCTTTTACTGAACCCAATCTTCCTTTTAAATCATCGTTTATTGCCATATTATTTTAATTGAACATTATTACTTAACAATGTATTTAGTTTACTTTTTAATGTTGTAAATTGTGCTACATTAGTTGGACCAGGTGAAGATGGACCAGCTGGTGTTAAGTATATTTGTTGTGCTATTAAGTCTATCATCTCACCCAATAATTTAACTAATGTTTCACCTTTAGCTGCTGCTTCTAATGTACCATCGGTTCCCAATGCTATTGTACCATTACCAATATCAATATTAAAATCTCTATTTTTAGTATCAACAAATATGTGGTCATTGACTGTTAAATTCATTCCTCTATTACTATCTAATGAAAATTGACCATCGGTTATCATACCAATATCACCTTTACTAGCTAATATCATTTGAGATGATTTTGCTGAAAGTATAATCCTATCAGAATTTAACAATATCTGATTACCTC